AACATAAAATGCTGCACCTGTTCCATTATCATCAGCTGTAATAGCAGTAATATTATTTCCTATTGTATAACCTTTACCACCATGTGATACTGCAAATTGAATTGCACTAAAGTTATCTGTTTCAGCAACTGTAGCTGTACCATCTCTTGTTGAAGTTGGTGTGGATAATGTTAAACTATCTCCAATAACATAACCGGCACCTTTGTCAGCTAAATTTATACCTGTAATAGTACCTGTAATGTTATAGATTGTTGCATTGACTGTGTTACCACTATTTCTTACTAATTCTAAATCTTGAAAGTCACCACTAATACCAGACAAGAATAATTCTTGCACAATAAATCCAGATTCAGTTGTTCTGTTAACTCTTTCTACTTTTGCAGTAGCACCACTACTTAAACCAGTAATGTTTGTTCCTAATAGTGTTTCTGTATTTCCTAATGCAGGATCACCTACTCTAATACTATTTTCTTTTACATATCTACCATCTGATGCTCTTAATATACTTTCACCTGGATCATATATTTCAATCTCTTGATTATATAATGCTCTGAATAATAATTGATAACTCTTTTCGGATCCTCTTGATGTATATAAGTCTTTTGCTCTTTTTAATAAAAAATGTGTATTAGCTTGTGTATCTTTTGGAAAATCAGGAATGACTTCTCGTTTAAGATAATCTGTATATTTGTCTATAGATGTATCAATGTCTTGATAGTTTAGAAGATTTCTACTAGTTTCTAAAGCATTGTTTGCTTGTTCTAAGTATTCATAATAACCTTCTATGAATGCTTTGAATAATGGTGCATCAGATCTTATAAAGTCTGGTAGCTGTTGTCCTATCTGATCAGATACTTTTTGTGAAACAGCCATTAGTACACCAGATTAGTTACACCACCTGTTGATCCTGTAGATAAGATTCTTGCTGTTTCACTTGTTATTGTTTCAGTTGTTCCTGCAGTAGTAACATTTGAAACACTTGATTCTATAGCACCAGTTGAATCGTTTACAACATCAATAGAGGCTTTTGAGATTAATAGTATCATATTTCTTGCTGGACTTATGTCGTTTATATCTGGTTTAGCATTTACTTCGATCGTGTTTGAACTTGTAATGATTACACTTTTTATTACAACTAGTCCATTACTATAATTTACTGTACCTGCAGATGTATTCAAATAGTTTCTCTGGTTTTGTGAATCTAAATAATAAATTCTTAATGCTCCATTTCCATCATCATCTAAGAAACATGTTTGATTTTGAAATGTAAAGGATGTACTTGATATTGCTCCAAGGTGACCAGCATGTGGATTATGAATACCATTGTTAAAAGCAATACTGTAAGATGTTGTAACATTTTGATTTGGACTAAAACGTTTCATCATACTATAAGTTATATTAGCACCTACTATACTTGTATCTGAAGCAACCATTGATCCAATGAATTCACTTTCTCTAAACTTCTTATCAAATAAACTTAAATTAGCTGTTTCAAAATTTACTACTGATGTTGCAACTTTATCTGATATAGCTCCAGCAGTTAATGTTGTTTGTCCAACATTGTATCTAATTTTTATAGATGGTACAACATAAAGATATGTTGCATCAACAAATGTAGGTGAAATAGTAACTACATTTTTAGATGTAAGTAATGTTACTAATTCTGACTTTCTTTGATCAGATAATAAATTACCTCCAGTTGGTTTTGCAGCTATATAAACTTTACCATATATCGGTGGATCATTTTCTTCTCCACCCCAAACACTTACTGCTTGTATATCAGGTGCTTCAGCTAAAATTGTTCTAGCATAATCGTTTTTGATTACTGCTCTATTTTGTCTTTGAAAACTTTTTGGTGCATTAAATTTGATACTTGCTACACCTTCAGAGTTAGCTCCTCCAGAAGCTGAATTAGCAACACTTACTGTAAATGTTGACTGTCCACCTATAGTTGATGGAGCAACAAAATTATTTGCACCATTAGTAGTGGATCCATTTACTACATTATAATCTGCTATAACAATATTATCATTGTCAAGTGCTTTTCCTAATATACCATCTCCAAATAATAATTCATACTTACCATCATTATTTTCTTGTATAAAGTATACTTGACTATTTCCTTGAACATCAACTACATTTGTAGCTTCTGTAAATGTTCTTAAAGAAGTATTGGAAGTACTTGTTTGTACTTTTAATTTTAAAGTTGTTGTATCTGCATTATTGTTATCTAAAACAAATCTTTGAGCTGTTGAAGTGTTAACAGTAAATTTTTGAGTTACTGGTTCTCCCTCTTTTATTACAATAGTATTACTTGTATAACCTTGTGATTGTAATAGTACATATGGTTGTCTTGTAGTGAACTTATATTGTATTCCATCTATTGTAGAAGTAAATAAAGTATTTGAAGATACAGTTAAACTTGTTACGTTAGTTGAAGGTGTAACAGTTAAGTTCAATGTTGCTGAAGATCCTCTTGCAGATGTTGGTGTATATCCTAACATCTTGGCTCTGGCTACAACATTGTTTCTGATTTGTGCACTATCAAGAAACATTTCATTACCAACCATGTTGACATAGATTGAATTATAGTAAGTATTATAAGTCAAAACATCAAGTAAGTTTGATAAAGCACTTCCTTCAAAATCATAGTCTGTAAATTCAGGTTTACTTCTTAAATAATTTTTAAGATTAGTCTTAATTGAATTGAAGTTTATATCTGTAACTCTTATTGCACTATTTGCTTTAGCCATTATCTAACCTTCTCTAAAAAGAAACTAACCACTTCTGGATCAGTTTGGTTTACTGCTCTAAATTTTATAGAAACATTAATAGCATTTCCATCAATATTACTATCAACTAATACATCTATTAATTCAGCTCTAGGCTCATAGTTTCTTATTACGTCTTCTATATCTTGTTTAATATCAGTTTCAATTTGTAAACCATTACTAGCTATATCAAACAATCTAGATCTAATATTACCACCTAAGAATGGCTGATAAGGTCTCTCACCTTTATCAGTCAGAACTAATGTTTTCAAAGCTCTTGAAATAGCTCTGTTGTTTGTAAGAGTGTTTAACTTTCTAGTAACTGGGTGTACATCAAAAAGTAAATCAAAATCTTTGTAAACAACATTCTTAATTATTGACACTTCTTCTCCTAATTATTTTTCATATTTTGGATTTCTTTGCGTCTATCTTTACATAGTTTCGAAATCTCACTCAATGCTTTTCGAGCTCTAGTACCGGCGCTTTTATTTCCTGATACAGCCTTTTCATTCTCATTTGTATAAGTGTTAAAAAGACTTACTAAAGTTTCATGTATATTCATAATTATCTCCTTTTACATTATTTATGCGTTTAATACTAACCTCCAGCGAATACGTTATCAGAACCTTGAGCTACTGATGTACAAGCTGAAACACTATCTCCTATACGACCAACTCCCTTACCATTAGCAAAAACTGAAGTGGATCCAGTTGCAATTGGTCTTTGGTGTGAAGGACAAGGTAAACCTGGTAATAAATGTACTGTATTATTATCACCTTGTCTTGATACTTTTATGTTATTAACAAATACATTGGGTGAGCCTACTGCTCTCAGAGGTGTAGAACAATGTGTGACATCTCTGTCTCCAATTCTTGTTACTGCTTTACTCGCCATTTGATTCTCTCCTTAATAGTTCGTGTAATTTATCATCAAAAGCCTCAATCATCTTATGATCTTCTTCACTATGTGGTGAAGGTGGGTAATCTGGATTATATTTTAATAATCTAAAAAATTTAGGTGGTATATCATCAAAGTTGTCATAATCAACAATACTATTGTCAAATAACTTTACTCTAAATGAACCTTTCATTATGAATCTTTGTTTAAGTGGATATTAGTACCTTCAATTTCAACATCACCACCTGCTTTTGTAGTTTGATCGCCTCCATAATCTTCACTTACATCACTTGAAACTGATTCTGATTTACTTGAGTTATAAGTTTCAGATACGTTTCCTCCAACAGTTGTAGATTTAGTTTTTGTAATACTTTGTGTAAATGTATCAGAATAAGTTTCTGTTACAGCATTGTTAACTGTTTCTGTTTGATTCTTATGAACTGATATGACATTATTACCATGAATTGTTTCATACTTGTTACCATTAACCTGAACTTTCCAGTTACCTTTTATGTAAGTATGACAATGACTATCTATAGTTAAGTTACAAATACCTTTTATG